ACAGAAAGTCACAACGCACCATTTCTTCGTTAGCGGAATCGGCCAGTCTAAGCAAATCGACGCAGCTCAGGTGTGCGGCAGTGCAGACAAAGTCGTTCGCACTGAAGTGCAGCAGACTTTTGTGAATGGCCTGCTGGGCGTTGTTACCTTTGGTATTTATACGCCGCGTGAAGCGCACGTTTACTGCGCCAAATAAAGTTTTCGTCGGCAGGGTTTATTCCTGCTGACACGGAAAAAGAGCCGGGCATTGCGCCCGGCTCTTTTTTTGATCCTGAAAAGCCCTTACGCACTCAACCCGCGATTCACCAGCATCGGCTCAATCTGCGGATCGTGCCCACGCCACGCGCGATAAAGTTCCGCTAAATCACTGCTATTCCCACGCGACAAAATCGCCTCGCGGAATTTCTGCCCGTTTTCACGGTTCAGTCCGCCCTCTTCCACGAACCACTGATAGCCGTCGTCGGCCAGCATTTGAGTCCATAGATAGGCATAATAACCCGCTGCATAGCCGCCGCCGAAGATATGGGCAAAGCATACTATCCAAGTGGCAATTTTATAAATTACAAACAAAGAGTTACATTACATTAGAAGTGCTGATTTGCACCATTTTAACTACTAAAACAACTCCATGCTATTCAGTAGGTTGCATATCGTTTTGGGGAAGAAATTCTCTTAGAAACGCCACATTACCCACTCAAATCGATCACATTTCGAACAATTTACAGCGAAAAGCCGTTTAATGGGCATTAAACAGCACACCACTTAAACTTTGCGTAGCTCCTTCCAGAAATCCACCCGCCGCTTTACCCAACACCACCAGCCAGGCAAAATCGCTATCGATCCGTTTGTAAGATTTATGATGGCTGCGCTTCTTCCATAACACAATCGCTTAGTAGGTCGTAGATAAAGAATCCCATATGTATGGCACGATCTCCATAGTTTCCCCCTTACATATATAATAACCATTCGTTAATATTTGATGTAATTAAAAAATCATGCACTTAATAATTACTTATTAGTTATTACATCAGATAAATAACGATATCCCTTCCATGCCCCCTCTATTGTCGAATCCATGCTTTTGATGTGATTCATAAAATCAATCATTGCTTCGTCAAATTCCTTTGAAGATTGAATTCCTTTGCTATCTACTTCTTTTTTATGTGTAAAATCCAAGCCTTGGTTTTCTTTTCCGTGACGCGAAATAAATATCGCCATGCAGAAATATGCCATTTCCGAAAGCAATAGCACTTCAGCATAATTGTTTGGAACATTCGCATCAAAATACCATCGGGAAAGATTGGTTGGTGAGTAAACCACCTTTCCATTGGTACCCTTTAACTCCTCTCTGAAGCCATGAGCAAGTGCTTTATTTCTAAATTGCCGAATTCCATCCCATCTTTTTAAACGACTCAAAGCAGGCTCACAGATTTTCAAAGTAAATATAAGATCAGGATTATTTGTACAAATCGGTCCAAGCCTCGCCCATTCTTCCAAAAATGAAGATAAATCAATAAGCATTTTCGAGTGTAAAATGAATTTTACATCATCATCAGCGTGATAGCGCTTGAATACTTTCAACGCTGGCTCCATTATATTTTCCATTGCAGATAATACTATTACAGATTCTTGAATGGGATTCAACATAGGCACCTCAACAATATCGCCACTAATAATGCTTTAACTTTAATGTCGAATAATAGACTAATAGACTAATAGACTAATAGACTAATAGAACATTATTTGAAACATTAATTTAATTAATGTTAATTGAGCCAAATTACTTCTCAAAACCCATTTGAAGGAGGAGTATTATCTTTCATTAATTGATAGATATTAACATTACATTAAGAAGCATCAATGAAGATAGTCTTTAGGATTGAGCTGTACTGCAGCCACAAATGCGCTGTGAATGTCATTTTTGGGGCATCTTCTGCACTCCTTTATACTATTTTTATATACAGTGACTTTAAAGGGGGGCCGAACAATGTGGTGACACCTATCAATAATTACTGCTGAACATCCGGCTCTTGCGGATTTAGTTTCTTTTCCAGAGTTTCCACCTTAGCGTTAAGTTCCTTAATCGCCTGGAGGCAGAGAGCGACGACACCTGAATACTCAACAGTGTAGCTACGTTTTTTTCATCCTGAGGCTTACCAGGCGGTTAACTTTGATGGTTCTGGAAACTGTTGTGATGTTTCCCTGATCATCGACTTCGTCGACCTCCTCCGCCTCCTCTTCATAATGATTGTGATCATCAAATACTGCCCCTACCGTCTCAGGGAGAATATCAATCAACTCCTGTGCAATCACACCAGCCGAAGGCAGGCCGCTATCCTTCCAGTTGAACGTTACCCCATTTAAAGCCATTGCTTTACCGAGCGCATTTTCTATGGGTTTAATATTGTCTTTTTTATCGGCATCGGAAGCTTAGGTTAACGACACGCAGGGATATTTACAGGGGTAGTAAATCTGTCTCCCCTCATTGAAAAATATTTTCTGTACCAGTTTTGCCAGCCTGAGTCGTAGCAAAAACCAAGTCCCCAAAGTTCTCGCAATAGTCATAGGTCATGCTCTGTAGATTTCCAACATCCCTTGTGACGCTGTTTCCTAAACCGAGGTTTGTGCGAGCGTCTGCGGCCGTCGTTGCGCCGGTACCGCCATCTTTAACCGCCAGCGCCCCGTTGCTCCCCTTTTGCAGCAATTTGCCGATGGCGGGGATAGAGACGTTAGCGCCATTGATGGTCACACTGATGTTCTGGTTTGCTGATGTGGTGGCGAAAGTCTCCCATGCACCAATATTTTCGTCGTACTCATTAATGAGCTGGGAAATGCTTTGCGACAGGCCATCCACCGACATAGCATTAGTTACAGAGGTAATCTTACGCAGTCGGATTGTCCAGGTACTGCCAGCCTGAAGTAAATCAATACGGTGGCTGCGCTCGTAACCTGACGTCGTTTTGCCGGTCAAGTTGGTATTGAGTACCGTCTGCCATGTGCCGCCGTCCGTCTGCAGGTCAATCGTATAATTAACCGAGTTCCCGACCAGATCGCCGTCGTTTTCCTGTTTGAACAGCGAGGGCCATTTCAGGCGCAGGCGAACAGCTGACAGCTGACAGCTGGGTATTAGTAAATGTGCGCGTCCAAGCGGTGGCGCTTGATACTTCTGTCCCCACACTGATTTCGTTTTCAGTTCCGGGTATGCCCTGAATGTAGATTTGCGCCTCGGTACCAGGACGAAATTCCCACGTGACGCCGCTGAAGTTTTGGGAGCCGTCAGCATTCTCCAGAGCCGTTCCGTCCAGGTAGATATCTTTCGCCGTCAGCTGCCCTACAAATTCATCCTCTCCCAGTGCAACGAGGATTTTTGCCTTTGCTACAGATTGCAGATCATCAGGCTGTTCGGTAGGGGTTCGGGAACTGGAGCTGCCGCCCTTGCGGCCTCTAATCGGGGTAAATGTAACCATATTGCGCCCATAAAAAAGCCACCCTGAGGTGGCCTTGTAAATCCAATATAATTAATCTAATTAGCGATGGAAGTTTACTTTAGGAAGGAAGTGTTGATGAGACTCACATACCAACTCATTAACCAATAAATTGTCCATTAAATTAAACTCATCAATGTAATTTTGGAATTTTCTGCCCGCCGGAGTCAATGAGTTATAGTAAAGCAAAAACAACTCCTGATTAGATATTTGAGCTCTAACCAAACGAGCATATAGTATTTTATTGCCTACATCCGCCTCTGATAAAAACCTGAAAATGTTATATAAAAACCTGAAGTAGTGAGCCAATCTATGCCCATCTTCGCTAAAGAAGGTTTCAAAGGAATGCTTAACCCTATCTAAATTATTAGCATTTTTTGCAAGAGATTTTATTTGAGAATGAAGTTTTATCGAAAGTTCCTTCAAGGCATCCCTTCCCTTGAACTCTTCTTTTTCCATCATGCTTCTCCTCTCGTATGTAATCCCCTCAATAATATCATTCTGTATTTTCAACATTTGGAAAAAAGAATTTTCGAATCCTTGCTTTGCGATTTCTTTTTTACTATCCGCTAACTCTTGCTTTTGAATTTTAAATTCCTCTCGTTGGTAATTTAAAGTCCATACAACGCAAACAAAAGCTAACGCAGAAAACAACGACGTTAGAACACCAAAACTATCTCCAAAAACCCCCGGTTCAGAAATCGAGGTTATTGGCCAAGAAAAAAAAATCAAAAACACTGCATACCCAATGACAGATGCTACCGAAACAAATCCAATCCAAATGGGGAAATGACGCTTCATGAAAAATCCTTAAATTAATTGTTATGCCGCTTCTTCTAGTCATACTACTGTTGGTCTTCAACGTAAATACCTGCTGAAATAATCGCGCCGCCGATTCGCCGGCGGCCATAAAGAAGTGGTACCGGATTCCCCTGGGCTGTCGTGTTTGTGACTCCACCAAAGGCATAGCTGGCTTGGTTATCCGCAGATTGCTTACTGGCGAGCCCGGTTGTCTGTGGAGAAAGTATCTGGACTACTCCGCCAATCTCCATTAATGCCCCTATACCCGCCACAGCTCCCCATCCACCGGCGAAAGCAGTACCACCAATCCCTATCGCAGCCCGTCCCGTAACGAACGCAGCAATAGCGACAAGGGCAACCCCGAGGATTGTCTGAAAACCCCCCGCTCGCTTACTGCCGATAATCACCGGTGCGATCCGAATTTCCTCTATGCTTCTGTCCATGCTGAGTTCTTCATCACAAAGATTCCGCTAACCGCATACGTTAAACCTCGTTGTTTGCTGGTATTCATGAAACGCTCAATACTCGGCAAAATAACACTCAGGGCGCGGATGGCCTCTTTTGGTGAGGTTAAAGATAAATGATATTCACGCCCGAAGGTGGCGCCAAGAACACCATACAATCTTATGATTCGGATGGGTTCTACATTGAGTGAGGTGGTCATAATTACTCCATAAAAAAACCCGCCGATTGGCGGGTTCCGATTTGCAGGTCTGTAAAGCAACTAAACGCATTATGACTTGTCTGAAAACAGGTCCGGCTGATTTTGCTCATTCGTTACATCAGTCAGATAAGCTTTTCTGCCTGATATAACAAGAGTTCCTGTTAATTTCATATCCGATGACTGTTCATGTGCTTGGATAGCGTCGTTGTAAAGATTTTCATCTAGCGTTACTTCAACATGCTTTGGCTTTCCTGTTTGAGCGTTTTTTTTCTCAAAAATTGTCACGTTACCTTCACCGAAATCAAGCTCTCTAGCTAACTTCGTCACCCTTCCTACCAAAGAATAAAACGGCACTGTATACTCATTAAGATAATAGCCTATAGCCTTCTCAATGATAGGGATATGCTCAGATTTTACGGTTACAGATAAATGACTTACGTTAAGTAAATCTGCGTAAGGTGAAGGTTGTAAGGAAATTTCGATCGATCTTTTTTTATCGCGCCCACTCAAACCGACCAACGCTGAGCACAGAGATGCCCCCACACCAGCGCTCACAACTTCTTCAAAATATTTAAATTTACCCGTCTTACTGAACAACTCCACTGCCTTGTCAAGTTTAGAAAGGCTATGCATAATTCGGTTCGAGACGCTTCGCCCGAACGGCTCTTTAAGATGATCATTTTGCTCTTCATTTTCGAGAAGAACAGGCGACTCTATCTTCAGAACATAACTACCTATTTCAGTTTGAGATAATCTGAGATTGTCGAAATAGTTATTAACAATCTTGGGAGCCTTTCCGCTATAAGCTTCCTTCTTGGGGCTAATCAAGGATCTTGCAGCTGATGAAAGCAAATCTTTCGCCTTGAGAAATAAGTCAACCCCATCATTAAATGGTATACTCCCATCGCTAACATCATCATGTATGATTCTTATCCTGATAACGTCATCGCATATCTCGTTGATTTCTTGCGCAATTTGGTCGACTTCTTTATTTTCTGCTTCGGCTAAAACTTCAACTAAATCCCTAACTCTTCTTGCATAGTCGGAAGCATTAGGGTTATTCGGCTGCAATATTTCATAGTCTTTATATTTTTCTGACTCCCACAGCGTAGCTCTTCCTTCTAAGCCGGTTGTCGTATTCCAGCCTTTAGCAAGCAGATACTTACCAAATTCAGCAGTAGCAATAAAGTGGATATTATTTAATCTCATGCTGACAGCCTCATCTTGCTTGCCTGATCAACAAACCCTCTTAAAACATCAACCGTAACGATCTGATTTTCTGGGATATGTACAGTTACACTGGTTTTATTCGCACTTTCGGGCAACCCCTTAAGAGAAACCCAGTAGCATTTATTCTTGAGT